GCCCGCCAGCGCGCCCGCGCCCATGAAGGCCGCCAGCGACGGCAGCCCCTGCGCCACCTGATAGCCGATGCCTGCCGGGGACCAGGGATGGGCCTCTAGGTCTTGGCGGCGGTAGGTGTCGGCGGTGGCTTTCTGACGATCCGCGAAGTCCTTGGCCGACTGAGCGACGCCATCCGCGCCAACCAGCTTGGCCACGGCCTGACCCGCGCTGCCCACCTGACTGAGCGCACCATATGCGCCCGAGCCGAGACCCGCCACCAGCCAGTTAGGCTGCGTCGCGGGATCGACCTGACCCGCACCCGTGGGAGCCGGGAGATAGCTGCCGAGCTGGGGTATATCAGGGCTGAGGTTCGCCCAAGGGTTATCCGCCATGCTATTTCCCGATCCGTTACTTCTGTTGCTGTGTAGGCACCAGGACGCTGTCGCTGTGGAGGCCGCCGACCTTCAAGACATTCATGTAGTTCATACGACTGATGTTGTACTCGTTTCGCAACGTCTGGAGTTGGTCCGCCGTGACTTTGCTGCCTGCGGCCTGAGCCTCAGCCAGATTACTGGCGGCGTCTGTCATCTGCTTGTGCATCTCGCCCATGTACGCGGGGAGCATCTGCTGCTCAGGCGTCAGATAGTGCTGCATGCCCCAGAGCTTGTCCACGGTGGACTGCGGCACACCCCGCATGGCCGAGATGAACTGTTCCCGTGTGAGGCTCTCCGGTTCATGCATCGCCGCGGCGGCGGCGTGCGTGGAGCCCGCCATCGCGGCTTTCTGCGCCACGATCCCAGGGTCGTTCACACCCTGAATGGTGCCATCGGGATGCTGGACGGTGACAGGGGGAGCCTTAATCGCCGCGTCGAGCCCCGGCCCGAGCGTGGGCATGTTGGGCGCGGATGTGGGCTGACCGGCAGCTCGGTTGGCCACCTGCGCGTTCCGTGCGTTCTGGAGCATCGAGGTTGGCCACTGCGACTGACCCGGCTGCGCTGGGGGTCCACCGGCCGCCGCGCGTGCGCTGTCCAGCATGGACGGCGGCAACGATATGCCACCCGGCCCCCCGATGCTGATGCCGGTCGTGGGCGCGGTGTCGCCATACGCCGGAAAGGGAGCGCCCATCGGGGCGTGACCCAAAGGGATGCCCGGCAAGCCGAGCGGCGTGCCCATGGGCTGCACATCCGGCGTGCCGTCCGCAAACGCCTTCACGCCCATGCCCAGCTTCAAGCGTAGGAGCTGGTTCTGGCCCACGGCGGGTTGCGGGGGCGGGGGCGGCGTCTCCGGGGGAGGTCCCCAGGTGCCGTTGGTCACTGTCTGGCCAGGGGCCGGGGGGTTTCCGTTCGCCATAGTCAGTTACCTTCCCAAGTAAAGCCGTTGCGGCCGAAGCCCCAGAGCGCAGGTTGAAACATCTTGCGCTCGGCCTCGTTCTTCGCATCCAGCACATGCTGCTCGAATGATTTAGCCAATGCGCCCGCGCGGCTGAGACCACCATCCGCCGCGACATCGAGATCAGGAGACCTGAGCGCCAGATAGCCCGCCCAGTCCAGCATATTCAAATGATGGTCCTCGGGAATTTCCGGGTAGGCGTCCAGGTTGTCTTCACTGAGACGGTTCATCGGCAGCCGGATCACCCGCATCGTGCCCACGATGTTGTCATAGGGTGAGGCGATCACCGGGTAGAGCCGCAGGTTGATCGAGCTGGTGGACCCATGGTCGTTCTCCAGCATCGTCTCGTCCGTGTCGAACGCGAGCGCCTTGCCGGGCGGCAAGTTGGCGAGCTGGGAAGGGTTGAAGTAATAGCGATCGGGCTGGTGGTAGGTGTTCAGCGCCGTGTGGCTGGCCCGCGCGAGGTCCGCGAAATCACCGGCCATCTGCAACGACATAACCGAGATCACTGACTTGTGGAGCTGGTAATTGTCCTGGCCCGCCACCGTCGTGATCTGGCAGCACTCGGGCGTGCGGTTGTCCCGCAAAATGCGAGAGCGCCGGGCGAACCGGCGCTCAGCCTCGTTGATGTAGCGAACGAGGGTCTTGTCGTCCCAGAAGTAATCGCTGGACCCGGCGACTTGATCAGAGCGTTCGTGAAGGATGTTTTCCCGCAGCTCACAGAGCAAGTCACCGAGGTTCATTGACCGTCTCCTAGGCCGCTTGGTCCTCCCGCACGACGCGGTAGGGGTAACGAAGGCGCTTGCGGTAGCCGATGATGCGCTTGGTCAGCGGGTCCTGCACAGGTCTGTCTTCTACCGCGTTATCGAGGATTTCGACAAGCCCCATGGGAATGTTCACCTGCTCACCAGGGCGCAGCATGTAGCCAATGCCGTTGAGCCCGAAGAACTGGCCGCCCGGAGAGATGTTGTCGTTCTCTTCGAGGATGATGCAGAGGGTCTTGGGTAGACCTACCGCCACGACCTTCTTAGGGGAGGCTTTGGGGGTCGCCTTCTGGACGCGGATCGGCTCGTCCGGGATATTCTGGGTCAGTTCAACCATGGGTCACTCCTTAATCAATGTCGCAGCAGGTATCGAAAGACGTATTGAAGTCGTCGGCTTTGGCTTCACCGACAGCCTTCTTGAGGTTCTTCCCGAGGAACGTAATCACCTCGGCATCCGTCTTGAACACGAACGTCTTCCACGGGTCCTTGTACGGAATATAGGGCGAGGGCGTCTTGTTCGAGCTGTTGAGGCTGTTCTGCTTGTCTCGCGCATTGTTTCTCTTAACGATCGCGGGGTCCTTGATCTCGACCGTGAAGCCGTTATCGAACCGCTCGATGCGTAGGAAGGTCTCACTGCCCATCACCGGGTCCTCCTAAAAAGAGGGGGGCATGGAGCCCCCCTTATCGCCACGTATCCTGGGAGGACGAGCGATTAACCGTCGATGTCGAACAGGATCAGCTTGGCGGTGCCCGCAGCCGCCGCCGAGATGAGCAGGGTGTAATTGCCCGAGTTGGTGGCGGGCTCAGTGACCGTGATGGCGGACGTGGTGTCCACCGCGACCACGGGACCCGTGAAGGTCGTCTTGATCGCGTCGGTGGCGGGCATGCCATACTTCCACTCCCAGGTGATCCCGTCGGTCATGTTGACGAGCTTCACGCCGAGCGGCTTGAAGCCGAGCGGGATGCTGACCGCGTTGCCGTCCGAGGTGAAATAGCCGTCCACATCGTTGTCGTTGCCGGTGTCGCGGCGCGGATTGCCGATGAGGGTGCCGGGGCCGATATAGGTGGCGGGGAACGCGCTGACCGAGAGGGCCAAGTCGATTACGTCGGTGGTCATTGACCTAAACTCCTGATTGAGGGACGAGTAGAGAGGGCTTCCACCCTCTCTCTAGGCGCCAAAGTTACGCGGTGCAGCCGACTTCCAGGCGGGCCATGTAGGCGTCCTGGAGGATGACCGTCGCCGTCCAGAGCTTCCAGCCGACCGTGCCGCGCTGCGCCAGCGGGTCGCCAGCGGCGGGCTTCGGATTGACGACCATCGGGGTCATGGAGGACTTGCCCTTGAGGGGCACCATGCCGAAGGCGTCGCGGCCGAAGATCAGGATCGGGTACACGTCGATCGAGGAGCTGGTGGAGCGGAGCCCCGTGGAACCCACCGCGCCGCCCGCTCCCGCGAAGGGGAGGAAGATGGTGGAGGTGAGGTAGCGGACCTGCTCCACCGACCCGATCTCGCCCTCGAAGGGGGAGGTGTGCGGGCCGTAGGACGCGACCGGGACGAAGCCGGTCATGTTGCGGATGTCGGTCTCCAGGTCCGGGTGGCAGATCGCCATGTAGGCGGCTTCCACCGACTTGGTGGAGAAGTCCGGGTTGGACGCGACAATCGAGGTGATCTTCTTCGCGTTCTGGCGGTTGAGGCCGGTGGAGACGCGGCGCTGATCGGCCAAGGTGATCGGGGTGATGATGCCGCTGCGGGCCGAGACGACGTTGGCGTACCAGACGTTGGTGCCCGCCTTCAACACATTGAAGCGCAGGGTCTCCACCGTGATGGCCGCCTGCTCACCGAGCATTTCGGTCATCTGGTTGAGCACCGGGTCCGTGTGCGTGTCCTCGATCACGTCGGTGATCGTGACGAAGTCGCCGTACTGGGCGAGCGTCACGGTGTAATCGACGTTGGTGATCACCGAACCCGAGGGCGTGACGCCTTCGACCAGCGGCGTGGTGGCCACCGGAATGAAGAAGCCCGCGCCCGCGCCGTTCGTGCCGCCACCGTCGGGACCCGCCGCGCCGGTCGCGCCGACCATGAAGTAGCGGCGGAACTTGGCGGTTTGGGTGGAGTTGGTCGGCAAGGGGTAGGTCTGGCCGAACTTCTCGATATGTAGGTAGGGCATGGCCCGCTTCAACATGCGCACAACAGAGTACGCCGCTACTGCGGGCGAGATGTCACCATAAGATGTAATCGCGGCCATGATTGGCTCCTATGCAGGAAGTTACAAGTTGGCGAACTGCGCGAATGCCCCGTCGAAATCTTCGGGTGCCGTCGCGGACACTGCCGCCGTTCTCTTGGAACCGACTGGGGCCAAAGCTGCTGCCGCTTTTTTGGCAGTGCCGGACAGCTCAGTTACCGTCTTAGCAGGGGCGACGGACGTGTTGGGCTTTTCGGCCACGCCCGTGTCCCTGCGGTAGCGGTCGATCAGGTCCTTGACCTCGTCTACCGTTCCCTCGGTCGTAACACGCTCGTATGCAGCTTTCAAGTAGGAAGGTTGGACGCCAACCCATGCCAAGACCTTGTCACGAACATCATCGTAATCAGGGATGATGGTGTGCAGGTCGTTGGCGTGCTGGTTGTCCACAAGACCTTCCAGCATCTGGAGCCGTGGGCCAAGGCTCTTGGCGACCTCGGTGAAGATGTGGGCGACGATCTGGTTGGATAGCACGCGCTGCCGGATGTCCAGCGCCCGCGCGACATCGGGCCACTCGGTGGTGAACTCCGTCAGGAACTTGGCCTCGTCACCTGAGAACAGCGGCGCTGCCCTGGGCTCCTGCTGCACCTGCTCCTGCGGCTGCGGCCTCGTGGGCTCAGGCTTCATCGCCTTGGCGAACTTCTCCAGCATGTCCGCTTCACGATCAGTGATCGTGGACGCCGGGGGTGTCGGCGCTGGCTTGACGCCCGCCGCCGCAGCGGCCTTTTCTTCCGGGGTCAGGTCTTCCAGCTCAGTGTCGTCGGCGGCCGGGGGCGTCACCACGGCGGCGGTAGCTTCCGCTGCGGTGGCGGCGGTCTCCGCTGCGGCGGCGGCGGCCGCGCCAGCGGCCGGGGTCTTCTCGCCCGGCAGCGAGAACTCAGCGAAAGCGTTGGAGAAGTCGTCATCCTCGGTGACTTCCGGGACAACGGCGGTGTTGGTGACTTGCGGTGCGGTGGCCATGCTGGTCTCTCCTAAATGGCGATCTTGGGTCGCGTCATACCGATCAACAGCTTGTCGTAGGCGGCTGCCTCGCCCTGCTTCCTCATAAAGGTCTCAGGTGTAGCTGTCACCAGCTCATCACGGGCCTGCGACGCCTGGAGGTGAAGCCATTCCACCACCCATTGCAGCTCCACCGATCGCTGGTGCTGCTGGAGCCGGTCCTCCAGCTCCCTGATCTTGCTGCGCGGGGTTCCCGCCCGCGAGGGCGGTGGAAATACCGACATTGTTCAAACCCTTCTCCAGTAGGTCCAGCGCGGCCTGGACCGTGGTCGCATCCGCGTTCGCCGTGTGGAGCTGGCCACTGGCGATGTTCTTGAAGGCGTCCGACAGCAGCTTGCGGACGTTGGCCTCGTTGATCTGCTGCTGCATGTCCTGCGTCTTCTGGGTCTGCTGGTCCTGCGAGGCTTGGCGACGACCCGCCTCCTCCTCACTGACCATGATGTTCTCCATGTCGCGGGAGCGCAGACGCACATCAAGCAGCTTGCGCCCGTCGATGTGCAGCTTTTCCTCGGGTTGAAGCGTCGCGGTGAGCTGATCAGCCTGCGCGCCCCGGACCTCCTTAGCCATCAGGCTGGTCGCGCCGCGCGCGATCACATTATAGTCGCCAGCCGGGGCCAGCTCCTTGTTCAGCTTCTTGTTAAACTGGAGCATCGCCTCGATCACGGACTGGGTGAAGCTGTCGAACGAGCGCACGATGTCCTTGAAGGGCAGCGCCGCGTCGCCGCGCATCATGGACGCCCCCGCCGCCGTCCGCATGGGCTCGCTCGGGGTCTGCGCCATGTCGCCGCCCGTGGCCGGTCCCACGAACGTCTCCGCATCCGCGAACTTCATGAACAGCTCGATGATCTTGGTCAGCTCGGGCAGGTGGCTGTTGATCTCCACGTTGCGCACGGCCGCGAACTGCGCCTCGGGACCCTGGCCCTCGCGATACCAGACCTTGTAAGCGGAGATGCTGGTCAGGTCTTGGTCGGGTCGCATGAGGTCGGTGTTGACTTCGAGGTTGGGTCCACAAACCACCGACGCGTTATCGAGCAGCATACGGGTTGCCGCCGCAATCGCCATTTGGCTATCCCGGATCGCATTGGGCAGACCGAACCCGACCGGGCTTGTGTCGTCCTCATCAAACAGGAACGTGTGGATTGTCTTGACGTCCGCATCAAGCATTCTCCAGGGGTTGATGGTCGCCTTGATGACGTTGCCATCCATCATCCAGATTTCAGCGTCGATGTCATCGGACACCTTGTCGTCCGGGACATCACAGCCAGCGAGCTGGAGGAAGGTGCCCGACACGGGACCGTGCCAGATCACCACCTCGTACTTCATCGTCTCGGACTTGACCTCGTTGACGTTGACCTTGACACCCATGGCGCGCAGTTCTTGCTCATGGGTCTGCGGCCGGTAATTGCCCTGCGGGTTGCGTAGCAGGAACGTCCTGATCTGTTCCTCCATGAAGTCCGGCCGGTCAATGAGCTTCCTGATCTGGGCGCGCGACATCACCTTGCGGATGAAGTGACCATCCATGGACGCGAACGTCTTGGCCGACATATCCGGGTAAAAGTCCCAGACCGGCAGGAACTCGAACATCGGCTTGTAGATGGTCTTCTTCTTCGGCGTCGGCGCGCCGCCCGTCATCTCCCAGGTCACTGATGTATGCTTGGTGGCGTAAGGCCCCTTCATGACGCCCATGCCGTAGAGGATGCCCGACTTGATGACCTGCCGGTTGAGGCCGACATAGTCGTAGGTCTGGTCGCCCCCCAGCTCCTGGAGCTGGTCGTCAATCAGGTGACTGATCTGATCCACCCGCGCCGTCATGTAGGCCGTGATGGCGCTCTGGAGGTAGGCGTCGTCTATCGTGGGGCTCTGCACGCCCGCGTCCTGATCGCGCTTCTGCGCCTCCTGGAGCGCCGTGGCGGCCTCCTCCACGGTCATGTCCGCATCGGGGTCCGCCCTCAGCTCCCAGTTGCGCTCGTTACCGGGGAACATCAGGTTCATCAGGCGGCTAAGCACGCTGATCGACTTGACGCGGGTGATGCGCGGGTACGCCTTGGACCGCTCGGCGCTCAGGGTCTTCTCGATCTCGGGGTCGTACAGGCCCAGGTACTGGCGCTGGTTGCGCAGCCAGCGGTACTCAGCCACCTTCCGGTCACTGACGTACTGCATGAACAGCATGTTCAGGTTCTGACCCAGTTGCTGGAGCTGCCGCGCGTTGATCACACGGACGGGCGAGTTGGCCGCATCCGGGACGGTCTGGGGCTCGGGCTCGATCTCGGACTGAGCCACGGCGCGGGTGGTCGGGACGATGGGCATTGCGGATCACCTCGCGTGATAGGAACTGGATGCGTTCTTCCGGGGAGCAATAGGTGTGAAACCCTTATACCGCATCTCACGCTCTGTCAGCTTGTGGAAGTAACGGCACAGGTAGCCCCCGGCGTCACCGACGTGCGACCACTGGTTCTTGTCGGGCTCCGCGCCCTTGACGATGTCCTTCTTCGTGTCAATCGCCCAGCGCCAGCCGCCCTTGAACGCGCGGATGAGCGTCTTGCACCGGGGGTCGATCTGGAGCGCCGGGACCTTGCCGCGCTGCCGGTCAGTGAAGTGACTGATCGCGTCCAGACGCAGGGGGAGCCGGTTGTTGGTCTCGATGACCACGTCGAAGTGCTTCTGGAACACGCCGACCACCGTGCCCTTGTTGGTGTTCGACCGGAAGCCCGCGGCGGGATCGGGAGCGATGATGACGCGCGCCTGCGGGAACCGTTCGCGCAGCCGGGGCTTGAGCCTGCGGGTGATCAACTCGTCCGCCGCCATGTTCGACTGCACCAGCTCATCCAGGATCGACAAGTTGCCGTCCTCATCCTGCTGGCCAAAGACCATGGCGCTACCCGCCAGACCAGGGTCGAAGCCAACGACCAACGGCCGATACGGGTTGTATAGGAGAGGAACCCTGGACACATGCCGCAGCGCGTCGAACCCAGTGACCACGGGCGTGCCCGCGATTGAGAAGCCCCACTCGGCCCGGATGAACTGGTTGATCCAAGTAGCCGACTTGCCCTCCATCAGCGAGTGGTAATACTTGATCTTACCCGGCAAGTTGTCCAGGTTCTCAGCCTCGTCACTGAGCGCGCTGGGCTGGAGCATGTACTTGACGTTGCTCGGCTTCTTCTCGTGAAGGTAGTCGTGCCACCAGTTATCTTCCGTCGATGGATTAGACGAGCCCCACATGCCCCAGTTAGAGACCTCGGTGCCGTCGGGCTGCCGGTAGCGGCCAACACGCGCCGAGAGCGCGTCAATGATGGCGCGCGGGATTTCCACGAACTCGTCAATGAGCACGAACGAAACTTCCAGCGACAGCACGCGCGCCACGTCGTCCGCCGTGTCGAGCGCGCGGAACAGAACCTCGCACTCCACATCCCCGAACCGCAGCATGAAAATCTTGTCGGTCAGGTTCCAGGTGCCCGCCTGTCCCTGCTTGAACCAGTAGCCCCAAGACACCATGGTGGTGTCCTTGAGCTGCGGCATGGTGTTACGCACGATGACGGCGCGCGTCCGCCTAATGCCGTCAGGACTTTTCGCCTGGAGGCTCGCCATGTAACAGAGCTTGAAGAAGATGCCCGTGGTCTTCCCCGAACCCACCGGCCCCACGATCCAGGTCATGAACAGCTCACCAGGGCGGTAGTCCCTGATGAACTCCTTGATCGTAGGCGGCGGCGTATAGTCGATGTGTGTGGTCACTGACTATCCGGCTCTAAGTCCATAACCACGATCTTGCGCGTGGTCGTGGCGTACAGGAGCGGCATGTTGTCTTTCCGCCCCGGCTGGAAGATGTAAGTGCACGCGACCTGCCACTCCGGGGGATCAGACGGCGGGTACACCATGTCGAGCACATGGACCTGGACGGCGTGCCCTGCGGGGAAAACTCTGACTTCCGTGGTCATTGACCTTTAGCTCCTTTTTTCACGAAGGGCAGGGGAACGCTTGCGCCCTTGCCGGGTTTACCCTTGCCGAACGGCGGGGCCTTGCCCTTGCCCTTCCCCTTGGCGGGCGGGGGCGTGGGAGCGGCTTTCCCCTTCCCCTTGGCGGGCGGCATGCCAGCGCCGGGGCGCGACTTGGCGAACGGGGTAAAACTGGAGGGGAGCGCCATGTGAGTATCCTTCTGGGGATATGAGTACATTCCGATGTGTGTATCTGTGTTTGACTTGTCACATAAAATTTGGTTCACTAGCTCCGCTTCGGGGCCACTGACTGAGGATTGCGACCCATGACCCTCACTGAGACAGCCCAGCTACGGGCCGACATCATCGAACGTCAACTGCTAGAGAGCCAATTCATTCCAGCGACTGAGCTGGCTCTCATTATCGAGCTGGCGCGCATCTCGCGCCGGGCTCTGGGAGTGCAGACCAAACTGCGCCCTTTCGAGCGCAGCGTCCTGCGGGAAGTCCGCAACTACGCCCCCGCCTGAGAAAGGGCGGAAACGATCTAAGTCTTGGACAGCAATGTCCGCATCGGCGCGAGCAACGCGCGGAGGTGGGTCTCCAACCCCTGGAGGTCCAAATCCGCCGCGTTGCCCGTGTTGTGCAGGAATGTGAACAGCGCGTTGACGTGAACTTTCGCCTGCCCGAAGGCCAGCGAGAAGTCAGTGGCCGTCTGCTCAGCACCACTGGTCGTGGTTGGCGCGGATGACGCCTGGGAGGGGGCGGGAGTGGTGGGGTCCGCCTGGGAGGAGGCGGGAGTGGGGGAAGTCTCGGGAGCCTCGACCACGTTGGTCTTGGTCACAGGGTCCTGAACGATGGTCACACCCGGCTGGACACCCAGTGGGGCTGGGGCTGGGGCTGGGGCGGGAGTGGTGGGGTCCGCCTGGGGGGAGGCGGGAGTGGGGGAAGCCTCGGGGGGAGTGCTGGGCGTTTTGTTCTTGCTCTTGGCCGTGGCCGCCGCCAACGCCCTCGCCTGTTCTTCTTCCGCCGCTCGCAGCGCCAACCGCGCCGCCGTGATCGTGGGACTGTCCGCCATCTGATTTCACCCTAAGTTGATGTTAATTTGCAGGGCGTTGCCGAACCCACCGCCCCCGCCGCCAGCATTCTTCTGGTCTATGCTGGCGTCAAGCCCCGCGAACTTGATAGTGTGCTTGATGAGGTCCGCCTTGACGGCGGGAGGCACCTGATCGTTCGAGCTATGGATCAGCAGCCACGAGGTCTTCAACAGTTCCTCCGCTTGAAGCCGGGCCTTGGTGCGGAACGTCATCCCCTCGCGTTGCAGCATCTCGGCCGCCGCGCTGAGCGCGTTGACGAACATCGGGTTGGTTCTGATCTCGCTCCACTTAGCCCGGTCGATGCCGTAAGCCTCGCAGATGTCCTTTACCGGCTCCTCCCTGAGAGCGATCTCAATGGGGAGCTGCGGCGGGAACCCAAGGTGCGCCGGGTCATTGTCCTTGAGGAGTGCAAGCGCGTTGCTCATGCTCCCTATATCTCACAGGAAGGTCCGCGCATCAAGTCACGACGGGGATGTAAGCCCTGTCAGCGACCCAGTACCCTTGACGGTTATCGAGCCTGACCACGAGGTCCCTGCGTCTCCAGAGCGCCGTCACCATGATCTTCATTGGGTCCTTGCCTTGAAGGATGACGCCCTTGGATAGCAGCGCCTCATATACCTCACTGGCTGACATCGCCACGCCATGCTCGCTGATGATGCGCTTGACTATGGTGGCGATCTCGAACGTGGAAGGGTTGTCATACTTCCGGGTGCTTTTCGCCACCGGCTGGCTCACATAGTCCGCGATCACGGACAGGTGGCGCTCCATCTTTGTTAAGACCTCAAAGAGGGTTTCGCTCTCACTCTCACTGACCGCGATGTCATCAAGGCTCATCATATCACTCTTTCTTGTGATCTCGCGTCTACTCGCGTCTCACTCTTTCTTGTGTCTCGCGTCTACTCGCGTCTCACTCTTTCTTGTGTCTCGCGTCTACTCGCGTCTCACTCTTTCTTGTGATCTCGCGTCTACTCGCGTCTCACGTAAAACGGCCCCGGCAGTGGTGTGATCCCGCCGGGGCCTCACTCTCTTTGCCTTCACCCACCGGAGGGGGGGGTCAAGGGGTGTCGGCTAGGAGAGGATCAGGTGCTGGGAGTGGCGGGAGTGCCCGCCTGGGAGGGGGCGGGAGCGGGAGCGGGAGTGGGCGTGGTCGAAGTGATGGGAGTGGGCGTGGGAGTGGCGGGAGTGGCGGGAGTGCTGGGAGTGGCGGGAGTGGGCGTGGGCGCGGGAGTGCTGGGAGTAGCCGCGTTGACGGCGGCGGTCAGGTTGGCGGCGAGGGTGTTCAGGCTGGCGGCTGTCGCCTCCAGCGCGGCCTCATCTGGGTCAGATGAGCCAGTGGCCACTTCGAGGGCGAGCGCCTGGATTTCAGTGACGGCGGCACCCACTGCTGTTTTGATCGCCGCGAGTGCGGCGTTGACATCGTCTATTGCGCTCATGATGTGATCTATCCTTTGTCTGGTGAGGTCCACGCTCCATTGGATTTTGTCCAGCTTGGAGTTGATGTTGTCCAGGTCGCCCATCCCATGTCCCTCTTGTGTCTCGCGTCTACTCGCGTGTTGTGTCTCGCGTCTACTCGCGTGGGCACGAATGATGTAGGTCGAATGTGTGTCGTTGGTCAAGCGCGATCTTTTGTCGCGGGGGTGAGGGTCACTGTGAGACGCGCGGGATCATGGAGAGAGTTCGTGGAGTAGGTGTTGGAAAGTTCTTAAAAAATTTCTGTGGAGTAGCTTTTAGAAAAATGGGAAATTCTTTGGGGGCGATGAGTAATGCCACGCCCCTACGTCAATCAAAACCCCCTTCCCCCCCTCGCATCGGCAAAAAGCAACCTACCTACGCGAGCCTCGATACCAGGTATCGTTGTGACACCTGTCACAAAGGGTCACTTGACATAAGGTCACTGACTGGTACTATGGGGCTCCCTAGACGAAAGGGGCGGGCCACCATGGCCCAACCGGGCAACCCTGCCCACATAGGAGAACGCGTTATGACCAAAGCTAGCACCAAGCGGGCCAATGCCGATTTCGTTGTCGCGATCGGAGGCAAGAAGGTAATCGTGAAGGGAACCAGTGCGGTCCAAGAGGCCGTTAGCACGACGGCGGGCAGCAAGACGTCCACCAAAGCCGCTATCGCCAAGGTCGCTCAGACTGCCACCGCCTCAACGGCTATCGGCGCGGCCCTTGTCGCCGCCACGATTGCTGACAACATCGCCAACAATGAGAGTGTGACGCCTGTCACAAACGACATGCTCATTGACGAGTTGGTGGATTGCTTCCGTGGGGACTATGACACGCGAGAGACTGTTCGGAAGAGCTATTCCCGCACGCTTCAATCCATGATCAACGCGGGCATTGCTATCACCAAGGACGTCCAGAATGCGTGTTTCATCGGATCGATGATGGGCAAATTCCACGTCACCAAGGACGTGGCCACGGCGTGGTTGACGCAGGAAGGTGCGAAGGAACGCCCCGCCGACTTCAAGCGGCACGGCAACTCGTTCCGTCAAACGTGGAAACGCGTCCTAGACGCCATGGGCATTAAGCCGCTGAGCAATGCCGGTGGCGCGAACAATCCCGGCAAGAAAGCGGGTCGCGCCGCGCGACCCGGCTCGAACGCCATCGAGACTGATGGCGATGATATGGGCGACGAAGGCGATGAGACGCCCGCAACCCATGCGGCTCGCGCCCCTGTGAAGTGGGACCGTGTAGAAGACGCCATCGTGGCGTTCAAGCGCGAGGCCGCCGCGCTGGCGCAGGGTATAAGCGTCAACCTCGGAAACGAAAGCATGAAAGGCCCGAAGGCGTCGGCCCTGAGATATGCTCTAAAGGCTTTCCAGAGTGCTATCCTCGCGGCCGAGACTGCTAGCGATGATATGGGCGAGGAAGTTGCCACGATCGTCGCGCCCGTCGTGGCACATGTCACAAAGACTCTGCCCGTGATCACGTTGAAGTCGCGCACGTCACGCGGTCACTAACACTCTATCTGATAGACCTTAACCTATAGCCCGTCAGCCGCAAGGTTGGCGGGCTTTTTCACGTCTGGACTTCCTCGCCTGAACCTTAGTACCAGGTATCGTTGTGACAGGGTGTCACAAGGGGGCGACTTCCTCGCCTGAACCTTAGTGACAAGTCCCATTGCGCCAAGTGCCCCATTTGTGGGGGCGACTTCCTCGTTGGAACTTTAATACCAGGTACAATCATACACATGTGTCACAAGCCCCTGATATTGTTCAACTAATCAAAGTTGAAACATACCGTGTCACCACATATCAATGGGTTAGCACACATTAGGTGGCGCGGCGGTATAGTAGTTGCGTTGGTTACGTTGATTGTGTGTCATGTCAGACGTTTTGTACGACAGTCTGTCCGCTCGGAGAGTGTGCTAACCCATTGATTTTAGAGTGTCTGGATAGACTTACATCTATCTGTCTCTATAGATAGAAGAGAATACGTATAGAGAAAGCGGAAATTAACCATAATGGGTGAGATACTCCACAACTCCTGCACACGAACCGCACACGAACCGAAAAACACACTAACCCCCCCACATATAAATATTTTCGAGCTGGCGCACCCAGACAGCGCGATGTTCGAGGCCTAAACGTAACGATTACAACGGCTTGCGGCAAAATTTTACCGGACAACTGTCCGCCGCAACGTCTGACATACGCCTCGCGAGCGGACAAAAAACGCTTGTGACACCTGTCACAATCATGCGTGTGGGTGCTAGCCCTTGATATTGTTCAACTAATCAAAGTTGAAACATACCGTGCCACCACATATCAATGACTTAGCACACACTCGCATGTATGAGCATGCTATCTATTGACACGTGGTCACGCTTTATGCGTTAATGTGGGTGTAGTGAGTGATTTCAATGTGTTAAGGAGTTCATGCAATGAGCGACCCAAAGATGACCACGTTCGAGGACCAATATCTGCTCCGCGAGCCGAATGGGAGGATCAAACGCGGCGTAGTGCGTGGCGAGCCCTATGAGCGACCCATGTTCAAGCGCGAGCGCAAGAAGCTCGGCGAGGCTCACACGCCACATTGGGTGTGGGGCGTTCAGCACCAGCAGCGTGCGCTATGGAATGGGTTCTTCTTTGACGTCTGCCGACCTGACAACTTCGTGCGCGTAATCCCAATGGGTAAGTCCACGGTGGCCGATGTGTTGAGCGACCTGACCAAGCGCGCATTCGAGCTAGACGAGTTCGCGATCTATGCCCTAGACTTTATGGAGCAACAGGATCGCTTCGGCTACAACTCGGCATGGGAACCGAAGGCGCTACGCTACCCAATGATGGTCGCGATAGCGCGTGAGACCTACGCCGCGCAGAACGCACGGCGTCGCGAGATCGCCGCCAAGCGCCGGGCCACCATGTTCAAGAATAAGCTCCACGCGTCCACTCGCGGGTCACTGACCGACTTGACATAAGGTTTTAGACGTGCTAATCTACATATAGTGAATGGGAGCAAGGCGAGACACACAAACGATCTCGCGTCTACTCGC